TGTAGCTATTGGTATTTCAAGGTGCGAGGATTTATATAATGAACTTAATGGAGAATAAAGACTATCAATATATTCCTGTAAATAGAGATGGTAAAGAATCATGGGATATTCGTATTCTTGAAGGTGACTTTGTCGAAACAGTATTCTATTTTGATAAATTACAGGTAGCAGAAGATGGCGAACATCTGAAATTTAATTTCCATATTGTATCAACACCAAACCCTGATCTAAATGAGGACGACCAGGGTTTACAAGAATATGCTGGTATGGTATTATATAGTATATTAGAAAATTCAATACCAATGGATAAAGAATAAGAATGAATATTAATCTCGAGCAAACCATTCTAAGAAATCTACTGACCAACGAACCTTACATGCGTAAGGTTCTTCCTTTTGTGAAGCCTGATTATTTTGAGGGAGTGTATCGACTTCTCTATAAAGAGATCGGCAAATATGTTGCCAAATATAATAAATTGCCTCGGTTTGAGGAATTTAAAATTGAATTAGATAATAGTGATAAGTTTAATGATGAACAATTTCGTCATGCCATGGAAATCATTCCTAATATCTTCACTAAAGAAGATGTAAATGACCAGTGGCTTATAGATACTACAGAAAAGTGGTGTCAGGACCGTGCGGTCTATAATGCCATTATGGAATCAATTTCCATCATTGATGGTAAACACGAGGCCTTGAGTAAAAATGCGCTACCGGACATTCTTCAAAAGGCCCTGGCGGTATCGTTTGACACCAACATCGGTCACGACTATATTGAAAACGTTGAACAGCGATACGATTTCTACCATGAGCAAGAAGAAAGAATTCCTTTTGATCTTGACTATTTTAACAAGATTACGAAGGGAGGTCTACCAAACAAAACTCTTAATATTGCTCTTGCTGGTACTGGGGTTGGTAAATCTCTCTTTATGTGTCACGTTGCTGCTAATGCCCTAGTTCAAGGTAGAGCGGTACTTTATATTACATTGGAAATGTCCGAGGAAAGAATTGCCGAACGTATTGATGCCAATCTCTTGGATGTACCTATTGACCAATTGGAAACTCTATCCAAATCAATGCTTAAGGAAAGAGTCTCAAGTATTAGTCGTAAGGGTAATGGTAAACTTATCATTAAAGAATATCCTACTGGACAAGCAAATACCTCACACTTCCGTGCTCTACTAAATGAACTCAAACTAAAAAAGAACTTTATCCCAAATATTATCTTTATTGACTATTTGAATATCTGTGCATCATCACGTATGAAAGGTATGGGAGGATCAATTAATTCCTATACATATATTAAAGCCATTGCCGAGGAAATGAGAGGACTTGCAGTTGAATTCAATGTACCGATTGTCTCTGCAACGCAAACGACGCGTTCTGGTTATGCTAACTCGGATCCTGGGCTTGAGGATACGTCCGAGTCTTTTGGACTACCCGCAACGGCGGACCTAATGTTTGCTCTAGTTTCCAATGATGAACTACAGCAACAAGGTCAGATTATGGTCAAACAACTTAAAAATAGATATAACGATCCAAATATGAATAAGCGGTTCGTCATTGGTGTTGATAGAAGTAAAATGCGACTATGTGATGTAAATATGGGTGAACAAACATTAGTTGATGATACCCCAGCTTTTGACAAGGGTAATGTAAGTGAACGATTTAAGGATTTTAAAATTGAATGAAAGTATTACTTTATCAATTTCATTTAAATCAAAGTAAATTGTCTTTTGCTACAAAAGACAAATATATTAATGATTATGGTGAATATTGGAAATTAAGTAGTAATACCTGTAAACTATATGCAGAAAAGTGGGGTTGGGATTATATTTTTGATAACCCAACGTCAGAAGAATGGGAACCTTTTTTTATACCAGAACCGCAATTTGAACAATTCCGTTGTATAAAATATCTAAAAGATTATGATGCGGTTTTATTTGTTGATAGTGACATTTTAATTAAACCAGATTCACCTAATGTAGTTGAGGAGTATAAAAAGAATAAAACGTCAATAGTAGTAAATACTTCAATTGGTAATAAACTTTTAGGTGAAAATGATTACTCAGTTATTGGTGTAAATACCGGCGTTGTAATATGGTATAAAGATTCAAATAATATAGCGAACCTTCCTTATATTAAAAATGACCAGTATTTTGATAATGGTGTATATTCACTTGGTTCTTTTTTAGAATCAAGAGGCAGCATAAAGTGGTGGAAAAATCTAGAAGATTTTGAGTCATTTATAGGTAAGTTTGAATCTGGGTTTCATAATGATGATAAGTTCTTAACTTTTCTAATATCAATATATAATATTCCAGTAAGTCATTTACATTCCAAATATAATTATAGGTTTACAAATAGAACAAATAGTGATATACTATCTGATAACATACACTTTATACATTATATAGCAAATATGAAATCCTATATAAAACAGCATTACAATTTAATTATGGTGTAATAATGTCTAAAGTATTAGTGTGTCAGTGTTATATTATACCAGACAATTATAATTCTAATCATTATGAATATTCTTTTGAAAGTGTAAAAAGATATTGTGATAAATTTGGTTTTGATTACCATAATGAATTATATGAATCTAAAAATTATAAACCTTTTGCTTTAAATAACTTTTATTTTGAAAGATATAAATTTGTTGAAAAACTAGAAGAATATGATCACGTACTTTATTTAGATAGTGATATTATAGTAAATAATTTTAATAAAAATATAATTGATGAATATAAGGATAAATTGGGGCTAGGTGTAAATTATTCAATAGTAAATGATTATCTTGAAATAGATTCTTATAAATTTAATAGGCCACTAAATTCAGGTGTTCTTTTATTTAATAGGAAAACCAATAATCATATATTCCCTTTGCATAAATGGCCGAATACTTTTTATGATAAAACTCCTTGGTATAAATCATTAGATCAATATTCTCATCTTACTTATAGATGGCATAATAAATATCATCTTATTGATGATGAACCTATGTTGGCAAGACTAATACCTATTATGCAAATACCAAGTTTTCATATAGATTATGAATGGAATACTTTTGCTACAAATAGAGATTTACATTCTTTAAAAAATTCATACTTTTTACATTACGGTATGAGTGAAGGTAAAAAACAACTTATTAAAAATCATTACAATTTAATTATGGAGCAATAAAATGGCTAAAGGTAAAAAATCCAGCGGTAAAAACTACACATCAAAGGCTGAGCGTAAAAGTTCAATTAGTACAAAAATTAAAGATCCCGCGCTTACATTGCTTCGTAAAATGGATGCACTCAGTAAAGGCAAGGATGTTTGGTTTACTATTGATAATCCAAATAAGAATGAAACTAATAAGCGGAAGATTCGTGTGAAACGTAGCGGTCGTGAATGGCTTAAGAGATTGGAAGGTAAAGTATAATGAAAGCTCGTCTAGTTGGATATACACAACCCGCAGAAGAATTTGAGGATGATTTTAGCAATGTCCAAGATCTCATCGCGTATTGCGCCCGTGTCTCCAATCCATCGAACCAACTTAACACGGAGACAGGTGAGAAACTCATTCGATACCTCGTTAAACACAAGCACTGGTCTCCACTCGAGATGGCAAGCGCAACGATCGAAGTCGAAACGACCAGAGACATTGCAAGGCAATTCCTTCGCCATCGGTCTTTTAGTTTTCAAGAGTTTAGCCAGCGTTATGCTGATCCTACTTCTGATCTCGATTTTGTTCTGAGAGAAGCTCGTCTACAAGATCAAAAGAATCGTCAGAACTCAATTGAAACTGATGATCGCGAATTAAAAATGTATTGGGAAATTAAGCAGCAAATGGTTATTAATGCTGCTAAGGAAGCTTACAAGTGGGCCATAGATAATGGTATTGCTAAAGAACAAGCACGAGTAATTCTTCCAGAAGGTAATACGCTTTCAAGACTCTATGTGAATGGAACTCTTCGTTCATGGGTTCATTATATTGAGCTGCGCTCTGGTAACGGAACGCAAAAAGAACACATTGATCTGGCTCGAGCATGTGCTGAAGCCATTACAAAGATTTTTCCGATGATTGAGGAATTTGTACATGACTGAAGTAGTTATTCGTAATAAAAATCTTTTAAATAAATTAAATGCATTTGTTGATGAATTTTTTTCAATTGATGGATATAACAATAATTCTTATCATACCTATGATGGGGAAAAAGCATTAACTGATCCTGAATACTATTGTGACCGAGAATGGCTTGATCAGATGTTGTTAAATTGGAAAACTCATAGTGGATTTCCTGAGCAACATTTTTCACAACCAATTTCACGTATGGCTACAGCAAATCCTGAAAAGTTTTTAGGATTACGGAATAAAGTAAGACAAGATTTTACTACAGAAATTGGTGCTACACACGCAGCACTTTCAAATTATTATCCACCTAAGGGTTTTGTAGGTTGGCATACAAATTGGAATGCCAATTGTTATCAGATTCTTTTTACTTGGTCTAAAACAGGTAATGGTTACTTTAAATATTATGATAAACAAAATAATAAAATTGTAACTATTCAAGATGTACCAGGATGGCAATGCCGACATTTTTATTTTGGTCGTAAGGATGAACCAGAGCACCATTGTTGGCATGCTGCATATGCAGGAGAGGATCGTATTACACTAGCATATAAGTTTGCAAATAATAGTCTTAAAGATCCAATGGATGTAAATGCACGGATGCTAAGAGACCAGTTAATTGAGGAAATTGAATCGGAGGAATAAACATGGGTAAAAAGATATCTACATACTATTCTGATTTTGGAAAGGGTTATTGTGAACTTCATGTAGATTATAAACAAGAAATGTTTTATCTTAAATATTTTGACAACAACGGTAAACAATTTTTTGTAGAAGATTTTCCTAATAAATCCATGCGATATGTAGAAGATGCAGCAGAGAACTGGGCACTTGGTATTAAGAAACTCGAGGATATAGAATAATCTAAATATAATGTCGATGTATGATAAGCTTCGAAGAGATATAAGAATTAGTAAAGGGTACACTGATAGTAATCCTTGGGTACCAGATTGGGCATCAGGAGAAAGTTCAATGTTTACAATTGAAATGGAGGATGATGAATCCTTAATTACCATTTTGGATGATACAGGAGAATTGGATGACGTTTCAATTCTCCTGTATGATGATTATTGTCATATTCGACAGTGGAATGAAAAAAAACAATTTTGGGAAATAGTTACTCTTACATCTACAATGTATCTTGAACTTATGAAAGCTTGGAATCTACCACAAGGAACTTATAAAATTGTTAAAACAGATGGATAGCGATTTTTTCTATAAAGTAAAAATAAAAGAACATGAATTTATTAAGGAATGGTTTCTTAGTGAATATGATGATTATATAAAACAACTTCCTATGAAACCTTCCAAAACTGATTATCAATTAAATATTAAAAGAAAATCGCCTTATTCAGATGAATGGAATCGTCTCATTCGACCTTACATAAAAGATTTTTGTAAAATTTTTGGAGTTGAAAATTATAAACTCCAATCATGGTTTGCACAGTATGATACAAATGTAGATCACCATTGGCATATCCATTCTGGATCACATTTCGGTGTAGTGTATTATATGGAATTACCTTATAATGAAAATAGTACAGAATTTTGGAAAAAAAATTTTCCCGCGGATGAAGGTGAAATGGTTTTCTTTCCTTCATGGTGGATTCACAGATCCACCCCCAATCTATACGATAAAAGAAAAACAGTAATTGCAGGTAATTTAACTTTTAAAAATCATGCTTTTCTTCCATGAAATAAAACAAATAGAGATTAATCCGACAGAATTATGCAATCTTCAATGTGTATTTTGTCCTAGATCACTATCATATCCTAATTTAAATGAACATATGTCCCTTGATGTTGCAAAAGAAATCAGGGATCAAATGGTATCAGCTAAATTTTCTGGAGTATTATCAATAACTGGTAGAGGTGAACCTACATTACACCCACAGTTTGAAGAATATGTTTCCATATTTGTAGGTTACAATTGGAAATTAAAAATGCATACTAATGGTAAAAGATTTAAGCAATATGAATCTTTTATTTTAAAGCATTTTCATGATATTCATTATAATTGCTATGATTGTAATCCACAGGATATTTATGATAAGTATGGATATTATAAAAATATAAAGATTATAGCTAAAGATTTAAATGAATGGTTTCCGAATGCTACAAATAGAGCAGGATCATTTCCTACCAATAAATATCCAGAAGATGAACGATGTGATGTAATATTCCATAAAATGTTTATTGACATTGATGGAACATATAGATTATGTTGTGAAGATTGGAAAGAAAAAATATCTCTTGGTAATATCTACGAACAAAGT